CGCCTTATTAATGGTAACACCGTCTGGCACAATGGCCCAGTCATTGAAGCACTCGAACGAGGAGCTATTCTGCTCCTTGACGAGATCGACCTTGCCTCTAATAAAATTCTCTGTCTCCAATCTATCCTTGAAGGGAAGGGTGTATTCCTTAAAAAGATCGGAAAACGGATTGACCCTGCAAGTGGATTCAACGTCATCTCCACAGCAAACACTAAAGGTAAAGGTAGCGACGACGGACGATTCATTGGAACTAACGTGCTCAATGAAGCCTTCCTTGAGCGATTCCCTGTAACCTTTGAGCAGGAGTATCCTACTGCCACCGTTGAGACTAGAATTCTCAACAAACTCTGTGATGATGAAAACTTCTGTACGCGTCTTGCAGATTGGGCAGACATCATCCGTAAGACCTTTTATGATGGTGGTATTGAGGAGATTATTTCCACTCGCCGTCTAGTTCACATTGTGAAGGCATATAGCATCTTTGGTGATAAGGCAAAGGCGATTAGTGTTTGTGTGAATCGTTTTGATGATGAAACCAAACAAGCATTCCTGGAACTGTATGATAAGGTTGATGCTGATTTTGTACTGCCAATTGACACAGAGGTTCCTTTTTGATATAATATGACTAATGCTTGGTCCTTTCTATATGATGAACTAAAAATGGATGAGTACCCCTATCCCGATAATTTCGGTGCAGCACAACCTGTTTCAACGTCTTCTTATAGTGAAGACGTAATTACTTTCAATTTTGATATGAGCAACAACCCTAATCGGTTCAAGTACAGTGAGGAAGAACTCCTTAAAGAACTCAAAGAATATATTTCCGCAACTTACAATGCACATTACTCTGCTGGTAATGATGCTATTCAAACTCTGGATTTGATTGATGCATGTGGAGATGCCGAGTCATTTTGCCGAAGCAATATCCTTAAGTATGCTTCTCGCTACGATCGTAAGGGAACTGCCCGTCGTGATATCATTAAGATCCTTCACTACGGTTTGCTTCTCCTTCACTTCTCTGATAAATCCGCGATTCGCGACACTTACCCCCAATGATGAAACTCAACCCTAATAGTATGAAACTGTCCGACAGCACTCTGACCATCTTGAAAAACTTTGCTGGAATCAACAATTCGATTTTAGTAAAAGAAGGCAAGCGTCTCCGCACTATTTCTGTTGCGAAGAATATTCTTGCCGAAGCAGAGATCAAAGAAAACTTTCCCAAAGATTTTGCTATCTATGATTTGAACCAGTTCCTTAATGGTTTGAGTCTGCATCAAGATCCTGACTTGGATTTCAATCAAGATTCTTATCTGAGTATTAAAGAAGGTAAGCGTCGTGTGAAGTATTTCTTTGCCGATCCTAATGTTATTATCTCTCCACCTGAGAAAAATATTACTCTTCCTAGCGAAGATATCTCTTTCCAACTGGATAGTGCTTCTCTAGAAAAACTTGTTAAAGCAGCACAGGTTTATCAACTTCCCGATCTATCTGCTATCGGTGAAGCAGGTGTTATTAAACTAGTAGTTCATGATAAGAAGAATGATACTTCTAATCAATACGCTATCGTTGTGGGTGAAACCGAGAAAGAGTTCTCTTTCAACTTTAAAGTTGAAAATATTAAAATCATTCCTGGTGCATACGATGTAGTTGTTTCCTCTAAACTGCTTTCTAAGTTTACTAATACCAAATACAATCTCACCTATTATATTGCTTTGGAACCTGATTCCAATTTTGAATGAAAACACTTACTCGAATGAGAATTGTAGGTAGTATTACAGTTATTGCTGCCTACTTTGTTGTTCTGCATGTCAATTTGCTTGCTGGTGTTGTAATGAATGTCATTGCTGATACTATTTCTATTCCATATTTTGTAAAAACAAAATCATGGGATATTGTTTTTATGTTAGGATTTCTTCTAGCAATTAGTTTTAGTAAACTTTTATCATGAAAGATTGGAAAACACTTTATAGCAATCTTCCAAGTGAAGAGTTGGACAAAATTGCTGTTCTTCGTGTGATGGAATGCACTAACGGAATCATTCAATACGCACATCGAGATAACGCATCATATAAACTGTCTATCGAAGAAACTCGTCGTGCTATGAAATTTAGCATGTCGTCAATTAAAAACTTGAAAATTCCTCTTAAAGAAGAAACTCTTACCTTTGCACCAGAAACTCAAGAACTGTTGTGTGAAGCAAGGGATTATTACACTAAGGGAATGAAGCGTAATGACGATGATGCTTATGCTGAGTTTATGCGAATTTCTAGAGAAAGTGCTAGAGCATGTGGTCTGGAGAGAATCTTCAAAGCACAGAAGTTGATTGAAGAACAAGTTGATGATATTCCTACACAAACAATCGTGTGGGGTGTGGAATATCTTAGGCAATTTTTCTAATGTTTATTCCCGAAAAAGAATATCAAAAGATTATGAAGACCATGCCAGTCTTCTGTGCTGATTTTTTGATCCGTTGTGAGAATAAACATCTTCTTATCAAACGAACCGAAGAACCTGTAAAAGGAGTTTATTGGGTTATTGGTGGAAGACTTCATCATAAAGAATCTATTCAACAACTGGCGGAAAGAGTTCATACTAGAGAGATTGGGAGATACTTTCCTAATTTCAAAATGATTGGATTTTCAAACTATCAGTTTCCTGATGTTCCAAATCAGAGAGCCACTCATACACCAACCATGCTATACTTGGTTGAAGTTGATCAGATGTTTGAACCAAACATTGATGATACACATTCGGATTTTATCTGGTCAACTGAATTGCCAGAAGAACTGAAGAATCAAACTGATTTTTTTGATTATGTTTATTGAATATGAATACATGCAGATAGAGGTTCCTCAAGAAATAATTGAGTTCTGTGATTATTTCACTTATGATGCAAATCATGAGGATTTGAGATTTATTGATTGTCTTCATATGAACCTTGGTCATTATGGAAACAACATAGAAGATCTCAAGGAAATGAGGGAACGTATTATGCCTGTTTTTGACTAACTAATTTTCTATTATTATGAGCGACTTTATTTGGGTTGAAAAGTATCGCCCGAAGACTATTGAAGAGTGTATCCTCCCTGAACAAACTAAGAAGACCTTTCAATCGTTCCTAGATAAAGGAGAGATTCCTAATATGCTTCTTTCTGGTCCACCAGGTATTGGTAAGACCACAGTAGCAAAGGCACTATGTAGAGAACTTGGAGTAGATGTATATGTCATTAATGGATCCGATGAGGGACGATTCCTCGATACTGTCAGAAACAATGCGAAGAATTTCGCTTCGACCGTATCGCTTACGTCAGATTCTAAACACAAAGTCATCATCATTGACGAAGCTGACAACACATCCAACGATGTTCAACTCCTCTTACGGGCGTTTATTGAGGAGTTCGCTGGCAATTGCAGATTTATCTTTACCTGCAACTACAAAAATAAAATCCTTGAACCCTTACACTCCCGTTGCGCCGTCGTGGAATTTGGGATCAAAGGAAAAGACCGACAATCCATTGCAGCACAATTCTTCAAACGCCTCCAAGAAATCTTGGATGCAGAAGGTGTTGAATATGATAACAAGGTCCTGGTAGAACTGATTAACAAACACTTTCCCGATTGGCGTCGTGTTCTCAATGAGATTCAGCGATATTCTGTTAGTGGAAAAATTGATGTAGGTATTCTTGCTACGTTCTCTGATGTTGCTGTAAATGAACTTGTTAAAAACCTCAAAGAAAAGAACTTTGCGGAGGTTCGTAAGTGGATCGTTTCTAATCTAGACAACGATACTACTGTACTTATGCGTCGTATTTACGATGCTTGTTATTCATCCCTTACAAACGCTACTGTTCCTGCTGCTGTGCTCATTATTGCTAAGTATCAGTATCAGGCAGCATTCGTTGCTGACCAAGAGATAAATATGCTTGCTTGTTTAACCGAAATTATGGTGGAGTGTGAATTCAAATGATTGATGTAAAACTGATTCGTATCGTAACTGGTGAAGAAATCATTGCAGAGGTTCTCTCTGAAACTGATGATACTATCACTGTTCAGAATGGTCTTGTAGTTCTTCCTAACGCTCAGGGTGTGGGGTTTGCTCAGTGGGCAACCGTGATTAATCCCGATAAACCTGAAGTTACAATGTCCCGTAATCACATTGTATACATTGTGGAAGTTCAGGAAGATGTATCTAAAAAATACAATCAAATGTTTGGGAGTAAACTAATTACTCCAGATAGTAAAAAGTTGGTATTGTGATTATGAAACAAACTAAAAAGTGTCAAGTTAAGTCTAAGTTCTACTACATCTTTTGGGGAACTGCTACAGCATCAGTTTTATTGGGGCAATTATATGTCGGAACTGGATATAGGGTAATGGCAGAAAGCACACTGAGTTTTCAAGATTACCTTACAAGAGTTTTAGATACTGCTAATTCTAATACTTTCTGATGGGACTACTAAAGATTGACAAAAGTACCTTGGTTCAACCAAGAGCAAAAACTACTCCTGAGAATGTTCAAGAGGCAAATCAAGCATTATTCCGTGCTAAACTGACATTACCTGCTGCCGCAAAACATTGTGGTATGACTCACAAAGAAATGAAATTAACCTTCTGGGAATTTTTAAAGTATAACAAACCTGATTATGAAATCTCTCAAGACTCCCCTCAGATATCCAGGGGGTAAATCCCGTGCCTGTGTAAAACTGGATCAATACATTCCAGATCTTCGCGACTATGAAAAGTATCATGAACCATTTTTAGGTGGGGGTAGTGTTGCTATTCATATCACTAAAAAGTATCCACATCTTGATATGTGGGTAAACGATCTGTATGAACCTTTATATAATTTTTGGAGAGTCCTTCGGGATGATGGTAATTCTCTTTATGAGAGATTATGCGATTTAAAATCGACACATCCAGAACCAGAATCTGCAAAAGAACTATTTTTAAAATCTAAGGAGTATTTGAATGATGAATCAAATAATGACCCTTTACGGCGTGCTGTCAGTTTTTATACTGTCAATAAGTGTTCTTTTTCTGGTCTCACCGAATCCTCATCCTTTAGCAAACAAGCAAGTAACTCCAACTTCTCAATGCGAGGAATTGAAAAACTCCCAGGATACACAAAGATAATTGAGAATTGGAAGATCACCAATCTTAGTTATGAACAACTACTTTGCGATAATAAATCAACTTTTATCTACTTAGATCCTCCCTATGAGATTGGAAGTAATCTTTATGGCAAAAAGGGTAGTATGCATAAAGGATTTGACCATGATCAATTTGCTACTGATTGTGATCGTTTTATTAGTCCTCAACTTGTATCATATAATTCTTCCCAACTTATAAAAGAAAGATTTGGTGGATGGCAGACAGGCGAATTTGATCTCACATACACCATGCGTTCGGTGGGTGAGTATATGCGAGAACAAAAAGAACGTAAGGAACTTGTGCTTTTTAATTATGGAATTGAAGGATTGGTTGAACAGTATCAATCAGACAAAGAAGAATCTAATCGATGAAGATNCTTCACTAGAAAAAGAATATCCCCCATACATCGTAAATCGATGTCTTTCTGGACATTTGGATTGTATTATATTCGCTAATGAGATGAATCAATATCATTTTCTTCCAAAGAAACTTCAATATGATTTCTATCTAAATACTTTGAGGAAAAAGAAGAGATTTTCTCCCTGGCTCCGACAAGATAAAATCAAAGATCTTGATTATGTCAAAAAATACTATGGTTATAGTAATGAAAAGGCAAAGCAAGCTTTGAGGATTCTAACTAAAGAACAACTTGCATTTATTAAATTGAAATTTGAAACTGGAGGAAANGCATGAGTGTCGTTCAAGAACCTGAAGTGAAGTGGTCGCCTGAACAAATGGTTGAAGTGGTTCTTAATGAACCAGACGACTTTTTGAAAGTGCGTGAAACTTTGACACGAATCGGGGTAGCATCAAGGAAAGAAAAGAAAATCTATCAGTCTTGTCACATCTTACATAAACAAGGTAGATATTTTTTAGTTCATTTTAAAGAGTTGTTTGCATTGGATGGCAAACATGCAAACCTTACGCAAAATGACGTTCAACGTCGTAACCGTATTGCTCAACTTCTTGGTGATTGGGGTCTCATTGGTATTGTTGATGTGAGTAAAATTACTGATATTGCACCATTGAACCAAATTAAAGTTCTTGCATATAAGGATAAGCAAGACTGGATTCTTGAGACCAAATATAATATTGGTTCAAAGAAAAAGAAAGTAGAAGAAACTGCAGAATAATTGTGGTTCAAATTAAAGAACATGGTTGTTATTGGGAAGTAGATTCTAATAACAATCTTGTTAATGAAAATATCCAAAAAGAATTAAGTTCAAAAGCACAAAAAATTTCAGATTTATTTCTAGAAGAAATAGATAAACTCTCCTTAGAATTGCATTCGATTTACATTGGTGGATCATATTCTACTAATACTGCAATAGAAAACTCTGATATAGATTTTCTTATTATTACTAATGATAAAGAAAATTATCAAACTTTAGAGAAAGATTTCAAACAAAATCATTGTGAAAAAGTATCTAAGGTAATAAAAGAGAAATTAAATATTGATATTCATGTTGATGTTAACGTATATGATGTAGATTTTTTCAAATCGGATTATCCAAGCAGATTTGTTCATAAGTGTATTAAAGGTAAAAATCTATCATTAAGCACTATTTCTTTTGATTGTATAAAATCTAAAAATCTGGATGGACTTGAAAATGACGATTTAAATTATCTTAGAATAGTTAACAGAGAGGTTATAGAATTTATTGATAAGTATTGGGAAACAGAAAAAGATGAAATAGATTTATCAATCCAACACTATACAAAACTTCTTTTGCGATCTTGTTTTAATACTATTTGTATTGATAAAAAAATATGGACTAGATCTTTATATTATTGTTATTATTTTTTTACTCAAGAGTTTCCAGAGATTGAAAATTTGACTAGAAAAGTTTTAGAACTTTTTTTGAATCCTAGAAAATCTAAAGAAGAAATAAAAAAAGTGTTAATGCAATCTTTATTTTTAGTTAGGCACATGCAAGATAGACTTGAGGTTACTAAATATCTCTGAGACCTTTCGTGCGGTCTCTACGAAAGTCGGAACACCATATAAAGAGGTTCGGTTATTGCCGTTCCTCTTTTTTTATTGCTATGTTATAAATAAGTACGGATGCCTTCGGGGTCCACAAAACACAAACTCGCTTTTAAAGGAGCTAAGAATCATGGGAAACCTCACAAGGTATACTGCTGCGGATTTACCTGCGTTGATGGAACGCATAAATAAGAATAGTATTGGAATGGATGAATACTTCGATAGGTTGTTTAATCTCCACGAAACAACGAAGAATTATCCACCATTTAATCTAGTCACGGTCAGCAACGTAGAATCGAGACTAGAACTAGCACTAGCAGGATTTAAAAA